TAGATCAAATACTGGAAAGCATCCTCGTTCCTTTGCAAGTGTTATTGATTCTTCATATGCTCCAAGTGCTAACTGCTTATACCATGACTCGGTTTGGACTATTGAATCTTCTGAGCCATATTTCAGTCCTAACATCGCTAACGCATCTCCTAAACCGGTGATACCTAATCCAGTTCTTCGTCCTCGTTCAGCTTGCAACTTTATAAATTTCCACATTTCAACTTCGATCGTTTTTACATTGTCAGGTTCCGGATCACTTTTAATCTTTTGGATAATTTTATCGATCTGTTCTAATTCTAGATCAATCATATCATCCATTAGTCGTTGTGCTTTTCTAACTATCTCTTTATATTTTCTGTTGTCGAAATGTGAGTTTTTTGTCCATGCGTTTTTAATAAATGATGTCAAGTTAACTAACATCAAACGGCAGCTATCTCCGGGAGATAAAATAATTTCTCCGCATGGATTAGTTGACGTAGATCCAAATCCTTCATCAGCATATGCATCCGATGGCGTCATATTTTTTGCGGTATCCCAAAATAATATCCCAGGTTCAGCTGATGAATGAGCTGATTTAATAATTTCATCCCATATTTCATTGGCATCAACCATAAATTCCATTTCTGGATCCTCTGATTCTACTGGCCATTGCTGTTTATATAACGATTTTGTTTTGACAGCATTCATGAATTCGTCTGAAATTCTGACTGAGATATTTGCACCTGTTACTTTTGTGAGATCTCGCTTGATTTTAATAAAATCTAAAACCTGTGGATGATGAATACTAATTGAAAGCATTAATGCGCCGCGCCTTCCACCCTGCGCGACTTCTCTGCAACTGTTAGAAAATCTTTCCATGAACATCTCAATACCATCTGTTGTTCTTGCAGCATTTGCGCAAACAACTCCTCTTGGTCGAATATTCGATATATCGAATCCTACTCCCCCTCTTCTCTTCATAATTTGTACTTGTTGTTGATCGGTGAAGAGTATACCACCATAACTGTCATGAGGATTATCGATGACGAAGCAATTTGATATTGACTGTATTTGATATGGATTGCCGATCCCCGACATAGGGGATCCTTGTGGCACAATGTATTTAAAATCTTTTAACAATTCATATATGTCGTGGGCGGACATTGGGTTTTCATATTTTTTTTCTATTCTTGCAAATTCAGTAGCTAATCGCATATGCATATTGTCAGGAGACAACTCAAAATAATTATCTGATAAATCTCTCAGAGCATATTTTGTAATCCAGACGTTTGTTGCTAGTTCGTCTCCTTTGAAATATTGTAATGTTGAATCATATACATCTTTCTTTGTATATGCCAAACTATTAATCATTAGTTAACTCCTTTTTAGCGATCTTGACTTTATCCCACATCTCCTTCATGACCTTCTTTGGATCTGTTAACATTTCATATGTCTCCATTTCTCCTGGATCTAATACAGAAAATCTGGATGTTGAACAGTCAATTTTAAGTCTTAAATTAATACCGTCGATTCCTGCCCTGTTTTTAGCGACAAAAAGTCTGGCATATCCGGATGCTTTTTCTTCTGGTTTTCTGCTTAATCCTAAAACAACATCGGAAACTTGTGCCTTACCATATGATTCTCCCATGTTTTCCAATCCAACATATTCTGCTTGCGCTCCACTTCTATTCGATTGCGATGCTGTCCAAACAGGTATATCAAAGTCAGCAGCCATTTGTCTTAGTTCTTCATATATCAATTGAAGTTCTAATCGTAAAGCGTCATAAGCTCGTGTTGATTTCATAACATCAGCATAATCAATGATAACGACCGAAGGTGTATAATTTCTTAACTTTAACTTTTCCAAATGATTTCTAATTGTGTTAACGCTAGCAGATCTGCAAGGGTAGTATTTAATAATCAAGCTTCCATATTCATTATCTTCATAATTCTGAATAACTTCGTCTTTTCGTTCTATCAGATCTGAGACTGGAATATTCGTTAAGTTTGCATCATATCTTTTCCCTGTTAAAGTTTCGGACAATTCAAAAGTATAATGAACAACTGTCTTTCCTAGTTTCAGAGCTTCTGCTCCCATGTTTACTAACCAGTGGGACTTTCCAACACCTGTTGGAGCAACTACCACGCCAAGTTCCCCTCTTCCAAGACCTCCATCTAAGACATCCCTGCAATCTAGTTCTGCTAATCCGGTTGGAGATGTAATCCGAGAAATATGTTGAAATCTTGCTTCTAGATCCTCGAAAAACTCGTGGCCGATTGACTGAGGCATCCCTACAGAAACAGCTTGTCTCATGAGATCTACAACCTGTTCGAATTGTTCTCCTTGAACTAGCTCTACTGCCTGTGTTAGTGCTTCTTTAAACGCCTGCCTTTTACAGAATTGCAGTGACTGGTCTTTAACATATGGCAAATCTTCTGGGTGCTGATTCATTCTCATTCGTTGCAAGAAAGCAATGATCTGATCTTTTAACATCTGATCTGCTGTGTCATTTTGAAGATCTTCCCTAATTATCTGAATGAGTAGTTGCATTGTTGGGAAGCATCTGTATTGGTCGTAATAATTAAAATAGTTTTTAGTAAGATACTTTAAATATTTGAGATCAAAATACTCAGGATCCATTACTTCATGCATTTGAGCGGCCCAATCTTTATCTGTAACCATTCCCTGAAATATCTTTTCCTGGAATGATTTGCCGTATTTACTAAATGAGTTGCCAGCTGGTGCTGCAGCCATCCTAACATTCGTGTTCATTATTACCCCTGCTTTTTGATACATGCGTTAATTCGCATATACAATTTATCAACATCAAATCCTCGAGGCATATCTACTCCCTCTTTAATTAAGGCTCGGATTAATCCAATTTTATCTCTTTTAACATCATAATCTGCTGTTGTATATTTCAACTTTGAAATGTGGGTTGCCGATAAATTTGAGTTATCTAAATACATTAGCTTCCAATTTCTTAAAGGGACTTCTGGATTCTCAAGAATATTCCGAAACATAGCATATGTCTTTTCTTTATTTCGGATGTTGCACAAACTAAGTATGTCCGGAACACTTACGAATTCATCGGATGATAATTCTGGAAACCTATTCACCAATGACTTGAAGCCGCAACCTTTTATACCCGGGATGCCGTCAGAACTATCTCCAATAAAGCATCTTGCTGTCACAAAATTTTCAACTGTTACTCCATACCGATCCAGGACATACTTTTCATCTAATATTTTTTTAGACGCTGGTGAATATTGTTTTGTTTTATCAGACAATAATTGATGGAGATCTTGATCCATTGAGATAATCAATTTATCTTGATCACCGAACTCATATCGGCATATATACCCGATGATATCATCTGCTTCACATTCATCAACATATAATTGTTGAACCGGCAAATATCTTAAAAGTCTTGTCAATAATTCAATCTGGTAATTAAAATTCTGTTTTGTATCAGGGATATCCTCATATATATCAGATCGATTAAGTTTAATAGGCTTTCTATTCATTTTATATTCTGGTAATATCTGCCGACGTCGGGCAGATCCTCCACCTTCCCAACAGACAATGATCCTTGACGGGCTAAATTTATCAGCATACATGGACAACGATTTCATAAAACCGATCGATCCTCCGAGATGATGTCCGTGCGATGACATTAATGGTACTACACAATATGATCGAGCAAACACGTTATATGCATCGACCAGCAGAATTGGACCGTCTTCATTAAGCTTCATAGCTTCCCCTTATTTTGACTTATTGTAATATATTATAACGATAAAACTGTGATTATACAAATCATATTGATTAAAATTCCGGATCAACAAAATCGTCCTCTAATATCATTGCTACCTGTCTAATTTCCTCATATGATTCTGTATTTATTGAAACAGCTTCTGAAGATCCCATAATATCTGCATGAGCTGCATTGAAAATCAAGTCGACGTAAGCTTTATATTCTGGATCTCTCCACACTTCGCCGAATTCGGTTTTATAAAACTTCTTTTCTGCGATTGTCTTTCCAGTCTTTGCTGAGCAAACGATTAATGATTTCCATGCTCCAGTTCCTTCAACCATATGAGTTTTGTCTTTATATGTTAATGGTCCAAATTCTTTGCAATATCTACGCAACACGTCAAAAACTTGTTCATGTTCTGAAATACCTTTGCCAAAATGAATTTCAAAGTTGCATGTTCTGAATGGAGGTGCGACTTTATTCTTTATGGTTTTCGCAGAAACATTGATTCCTATGATATTCCCTTTTTTATCCTTGATTTGTTGACCAGCACCGAGTTTGATCCGGACTGAGGAATGAAAAGGAATAGCCTTGCCTCCTGGCGTTGTTGTTGGGTCCCCATACATTACACCAACTTTTGTTCGAATTTGATTAAGACAAATAAACAGTACTTTCTCATTGGCAATAATTCCAGTTATTTTTCTCATTCCTTTCGAAATAACCCTTGCGTTTAAACCAATTGTCTGTTTATCATAGTCTCCCAACAATTCATCTTTTGGACTAGTTGCTGCTACTGAATCCCAAATAATCGTAATTGGAATATCCTTTTGGAGAGCTTTCGCTTTAATAATTGTTTTTTCAGCAATTGAAAGAACTTCTTCAGTACAATGTGTATCAACATATACAAATCTCTTTCGAATATCAACCCCGAGTAATCCAAGATTATCAACAGACGTTGCATTTTCTGTATCGATATATACAACAATCCCGCCTTGAGCCTGCGTGTGTTTTGCGATCTGGATAGCGA